TTACAATGGCACTAACACTGTTGAGCGTCTAAGAGTAGATGCTAACGGCGACATTAGCTTCTATGAGGACACAGGCACAACTGCTAAGTTCTTCTGGGATGCTTCTGCTGAAAAGTTGGGGATTGGCACGATTACGCCTAGTGAAAAACTAGACGTAACTGGCAACATAGCAGTATCAGGCACAGCTTCTGTTACTAACTTAACAGAAACAGTCTTTACAGTAACAGGTACAACCCCTGCTCTTGATCCTGCTAATGGTGGCATACAAACTTGGACATTATCAGGTGCTTCTACTCCTACTGAAACTTTCAGTGCGGGAGAGAGTATGACACTTATGATAGATGATGGTTCAGCTAATGGTATTACATGGCCTACTATGAAGTGGGCAGGAGGTTCAGCACCTACACTAGCTACAACAGATTACTCTGTAGTCGTCTTATGGAAAGTAGGAACAACTCTATATGGAGCTTCTGTAGGAGATATGTCTTGACACTAGCTAAGAGATTAATGATGTGTGTTGGTAGTTTCCCTTTAGATTTTACTTTCACAGGAGAGCAAGTTTCTAATAGCACTGGCTCAACCACTAACACATTTACTTCTGTAGATTTAGGTACAGCAGACGCAAACAGAAACATAATTGTTATGAGTACTTTCATTACAAATAACACTAACACTTCCGCAGTTACTATGACTATTGGTGGTGTTACAGCTACTCAAATAGGGTTTGAAAGACAGAATAACTCCTCTGTAAACAAGTATGTTGTTTGGCATACCGCCGCAGTGCCTACAGGGGCTACTGGGACTATCGTAGCAAGCGGCTTGTCTTCTAACTCTTTTGGGTATGCAGTATCAGCTTACAGAACATTAGGGACAATCTCAATGTCAGGGAATCCTGTGGTGGTTGCGCATCAAACTACAGCAATGAATATAACACTAACAGTTCCAGATAACGGATTTGCTTTGTATGGTTGTCAAGCTCGTAACGGTACTGCTTGGACTTCATCTCTAGTAGGTAACGCTACAGAAGTAATAAACGAAGATGCTTCAACAGGAGAATACACAGCACACACTTATTCACCAGATGTTGGTACTTACACAAACAGCTTTACACAATCTGTACTTAATGGAATGACTGCTGGAGCAGTGTTCACAGTAGTTTAATAATAAAAGGTAACTTAAAATGTCAAGAGATTTAATACCCGATACTGTACAAAGTATCTCACAAGATGTTGTTAGACCTTTCTTCGCTGTAGAGCTAAAGTTTGATGGAGATAACACACTAAGAATGTGGACTGGTCAAGGAACTCTTATCTTAGCAGATGGAACTGAGTGGGTAGGAGCAGGAGACTTACTTAACATATCCACAATAGAAGAAACATCTGAGATGGCTGTTAAGGGTGCTACTGTAACTTTAAACGGCATACCTAGTAATGTCATTTCACTAGCTCTTGGTCAACCATATCAAGGTCGTGTATGTAATATATACTTTGGTACACTTATAGTTTCTGATGGAAACCTACTGCAAGAAGACAGCTCTTACATACTACTAGAAGACGGATCTAAAATTATCTTACAGGGTAGCTCAAACCAATTTAATGAGATATTCTCAGGTTACATGGACCAAATGAATATACAAGAAGAATCTGAAACTTCTACTATAGAACTTAAAGTAGAAAATAAGTTAGTTGATCTTGAGAGAGCTAGAGTAGCTAGATTTACATCTGGTTATCAGAAGTCTCTTTACAAGAACGATCAAGGGTTTGACTTTGTAGAGAGTATGCAAGATAAGCAAATATCATGGGGTCGTAAGAGTGGTACTTAGCTATCAACAAGAGTTTCTTAGTCAAGTAGAAGACGACATAAAACCTCTACTAGAAAAAGACTGGTTAGAAATAGAACATAGTAAGTCTACGAGAGCCTTAGATCCTGATTGGGGGGCATACTACAAAGTAGAGTCTTCTGATATGCTCAGGATATTTACAGTTAGAGACGATACCTTATTAGTAGGTTATTTCGTCGTACTACTAATACCTAGTCTGCACAACAAAGGTTTAGTACAAGGTGTTGTAGATATAATATACTTAGATAAAGAATATAGAAAAGGCTTTACAGGCTACAAGCTATTTAAGTTCTCTGAGAAGTGTCTAAAAGAAGACAACATAAAAGTTATGCACGTTACTACTACTGAAATTAATCCTATAGATCCTATACTAGATAGGCTAGGTTACAGTAAGATAGAAACTAAATTCGAGAAGGTATTGTAAAATGGCGGCAGTAACAGGGGTACTTTTAACGGCTGGTTTTAGTACATTAGCGGCTAATGCAGGTAATTATATTCTAGGCAGTGCTTTGAGACACTTCTTAGTTACTGCGGCTCTTGGTGCGGCTATGCAAGCTCTTGCACCTAAGCCTTCTATATCTGGGTCTAATAGGGGTTATGACACTAATTCCATTGGACCTGCTCAAGACCATCAGATTATATATGGTAAAATGAAAGTTGGTGGGGCTATAGTATTTGATGAAGCTACAGGTAACAATAATACATTCTTACATAGAGTAATTGCTGTAGCTGGACACGAGGTAGAGTCTTTTGATGGCTTCTATCTTAATGACGATCTAATCTCTGCAACAGTTGGTGGATACTTAGTTAGTGAAAACTATAATAAAAAAACTAGGTCTTTTCCAGAGTCTACTTTTCAGTCAGGTAGATATTACTCACTTTTACCTGAAGGAGTTGGCACTGAGTTCCCAACGTATGAAGAACTACAGGTTTTTTTAGTAGGTGGTGGTGTATACCCTGCTTTAGTTGCTCTTGCATCAATGAGAGAGAGACTAGTTAGGATTAATACTCACAACGGTTCTACAGATCAGTTAGCAGATGCTGACCTAGTTGAAGAATCTACTAAGTGGGGTAACGAGCATAGACTACGTGGTGTAGCATATATGTATGTTAGACTTAAGTTTAATGCGGATGCTTTCCCTAATGGTATACCTGTTATAACTGCTTTAGTAAAAGGTAAGAAGTTATACGACCCTCGTACTAGTACTACAGTTTGGTCAGATAACCCTGCTCTCTGCTTAAGAGACTACCTTACAAGTAAGTATGGTCTAGAAGAAGACATAGTTAATATAGACGACACACTTGTTATTAGTTCAGCTAATATCTGTGACCAAACTAATACTATTGCTGGTACAACTAGATATACTTGTAACGGATCATTTACCACTGCATCTACACCTTATGATATGATGAGTGAGTTACTTAAGTCTATGGGTGGATCTTTGTGGTATGCTCAAGGTAAGTGGCGTATGAAGTCTGCTTACTGGACTGATACAGTAATGGATCTAAACGAAGACGATTTAAGGTCTGGTATATCTCTTTCTACTAGACACTCTAGAAGAGATAACTTTAATGTTATTAAAGGGACGTTTAGAGGTGAAGAAAGTAATTGGCAAGTAACAGATTACCCACAAGTAACTAGCACTGCATATCTAGTCGCTGATGGGGGTCAAGAATCTGTAGCCGATGTAGATTTGGCGTTTACTGACAACTATATAGAAGCTAGAAGACTTGGTTTAATTTCCTTGGAGCGTAATAGACAACAGCTTACAGTTAATGCTAGTTTTGGTCTTAGGACTCTAGGGTTACAGGTTGGTGACAACGTAAGAATATCTAACGAAAGGTTTGGTTGGACTCTTACAGAAGAAGGTGACAATAGAAAAGAGTTTGAAGTTGTTAGCTGGTCGTTTGGTCTTACAGACGGTTTAGATTTACAAACACAAATGACACTACGTGAGACTGCTGAATCTGTATTTGATGAAGTAGATGACAGTGTACAATACATAAGAGACAACACTTCACTAATATCTCCATTCTTCGTTCCCTCGGTAGGCTTGACAGTAGTTGCTAGAACTCAAATTATACGTGAAAAGCTCACTAATATTATCACTCTTACTGTAACCTCTTCTACTAGTGAAAGAATAGATTATGTAGAGTGTGAGTTTAAGTTATCCTCTGCCGATACAGATAGCTGGATTACTCTAGGAACTGGTCAGATTGGTGCTTTTGAAGCTACGGACCTTG